TCGACCTTCATCCCAGCGGCTGCCTGTGTGGCCGGTGGTTCACGGTCGGCATCGTGGACAAACAGCTCACCCCACGCACGGCCAAGCCGGAGTCCTTCCTTACTTTTCATTTCCTCCAGGGCCTCGACATCTTCGGTGGCTAAATACCCCAGAAAATCCGCTAGTCCATCTTCACCCGATTTCCCCGGAGTCTTACCAGTTTGGATTCTGTCATCGATATGGTCTGCCCACCCTTTAACATATTCAATGGCCTTGTCCAGTACCAGTAGAGGTATCAAGGCCACATGCTGCATAATCGCTTTCGCGGTCGGGCTGTCAGGATTGTGACCCATGTCCCGCAGGTGGGAAAGGATCATTACCTCTGGCTCGGTCATCTGGTGCCGCTGGGTGAACTCGATCATTTTCTGTTCGCTTATCTTATTCATGGCTACCCCAGTTTGATTGATTTCCCCATCCGGTTGCTGATCCGTTTTTCGTACTGCTCGACCTCTTGGGCCATGCCATCGACCATCGCTTCGAGGTATTCCCGGTCGGTGATCACGCCCTTTTTCACCAGCAGCGCCACCAGTGCGCCGTGGAAGACCATCTCGGCATTGATCCCTACCCGAAGGGACTTGCCGGTTGTGGGGCTGTGGTCGAAGGTCGCTTCCATCGCTACACCGGATTGCATAGCATGTTGCAGCTCCTCCAGTTTATCCTTCAACTGCTGATCGGTTTTTTTCGTCTTTGCCATTGGTCTGATCTCCTCAGATTAACTTATAAGTGAATTTCAACTGCCGTCAGCGGCCTACTCTTTGGCCTCAACCTTGACCCCATAGATGGCCATCAGGGTCTCGGCTTCGCAGACCGCTTTGAACATTTCGAGCCGCCAGTCAGCCTCAGTATTACAGCCCATTGTCTCAGTGGCTATGCCCATCTTATAGGCCCTGTCATAGCAATCATCCAAGGACTCATTCAACCGGTCCCCGTCTGATATAGTGAGGATGCCAAACTGTAGTAGATCATTCTTCAGGCCGATGACGGCTTCCCGGCCACCAACATGACTGTAGCCCTTACGGATAGCCGCGACTATCATCCTTCGCACCGCTATTGCTGTGCTGTCGAATATCCGGCGGTCCCTTTCGCGCTGCCCATCCAACAACTCACTGAGCTCCGTTATGGCTTCCATCGTATAATTAAGTCCGGCGGCTCTCACCAGATCGTTGGTATCTGAATTATCCATTTCCATCTCCTATTTTCAGGTTACTATCTCGAAATCCGAGCAACTGGAGACTCAGGCCCACCGACGGGTCCGGCCTGAATCCCAGCTCTCGCAGTGTTAATGTTTCCAATGGCTTCTGGCTCTCATCCTCTGAATGCTCGTCACAGGCATACGTCTCAGGTGTGACCTTCCACCGTTTCCGGCGGGTGAGGATGCACTCCCAATAGTAAAAGAACTCACAGGTGCCGCAGTTCTCATCCGTCAGCCTTATTTCAATCTGCCCCATTATACCAATAATTCGTTCCGGCCAGCGACCATCATCGGGGGGGATAACGATTCCAATAGTCTCCCTCGCCGGTCCCGTATTTCAATTAATCCCCATACTGTCCGGGCCGCTCTACAGAGGCAGACTCCCTCGACTGTAAGTTGGTGATCCGCCTCTTCACAGATAGGGAAAGCCTCCTGATCTATCACCTGTCCCTTCCGGGCCATTACCTGTAGCACTCCATGCAGCCCTCGATCCTCTTCCACCACCGGCGGAATGTGGTCTTGCGCTTATTAGCCATGTAGGCCGCCTCTGCGATCTCCACCAGTGTCATGGCTTCCTGCCTGCTCATAATCAGCACGTAGGTATTGCCCGGCTTGGATTTGCCCCTGCTGTCGATGTCGGCTTCGTTCAGGACCTTCATAATCCCCTCAGGTTCCGCAGGTCTTCGAGATGCTGCTGTGATGCCTCGGCACCCCGCATGATTGCGAGGATCAGGGCGCTGATCAATTCTTCTCTCGTCAGCTCCTGAATGGGAAAGCCCAGGATCATAACGCTCGCCACCTCTGCCGGTGGTTTGCCAAACTTCTCTTCTATTCGATTTGTCATTGCGCCAGCTCCTCATATTTCCAATTCACCAGATGCAGGTTGCCCTCAGTATCGCACCGCAGCAGGCTCAGGGGTATCCACGTCTCGGGGATGGTGTCGCATTCCAGCATGGCGGCCTGATCTGTGACCAGCTTCACGTTGGGCCGGGGCAGGTCCTCCCAGCCCGGTAGGATCGTGTATAGATCGTTTTCCCCGTACATGAGCACATCGACGCAGCCCAGCAGGTCCTGATACTTACTCATCGTCCTCTTCCGGCTCATCCCGCTCGATCTGGATACTCTCCCGCAGAGCTCTGACCTGCTTTTTCAGGACTTCGGCGTTGGCGTCGGTCTCTTTGGCCTTCCGCACGATCTCCTGATTCTCGGGAGTGTTGCGGGCCAAGCCTTTGGGGCGTTCCTTGGTGCGACTGCCTTTGGCATCGACGCACCAATATTCGCCGTTGGCTGTGATCGATGTCACCGTCAGGACCTGATAGTGCTCGCCGTGCCGTCGCCAGCTCTGACTAAGCTCAATGACCTCGAAGCGCTTGAAATTCTTTTCCCGTTTCACATGGGCATCGATCCGCTTCCGCAGGTCGGCCAGATTCTGAGTCTCGCTGATCCGAGGGGAATCCTCGTTGAGCAGACACTCCCACTTCTCACTGTGCTCATTATACCAGACCTTGACCCCTTTGTATTCATGCTCGCAGAATTTCTTACTCATCGCCCATTTCCTCTCTGATTGTTGATTCATTCTTGGCTGCCCAGACCAGTAGGTCGTGCTCACTCCTGAGCGTAGGGCTACAGGCCAGTGATCCGCCAGTGATCCCAGCAGCAAGTTCCGTCGGTATCCCAATATAAAATACCTCGATCATCCCGTGATCCATCCTTTTCAGTTTCGTACTGTAGCGCGGAATTGGGTAGCCGGTCTCCGGGTCCGTCTGGAAACGCCGGTCAAAGGTGATGTCGGGCATGATGGTGAGATCGAACTCTTCAAGGATCGCCTGCCCCTGCTCACTCAGCCTACTCATTTGGCTTCCCTTATTTTGTCAATCATCTGGGTCTCATTCAGGTCCGCATAATCAACCAACAGGGTGAAAACCTCAGAGTTCGTCAACTGCTTTTGTGCGGCTGCTGATACCTGCAACTTTAGATTCTCCCACCGCCGGGCTGTATCAGGGGTTACGGCACCCAGGTTTATCATGGTCTTCTTATTTGCTTTAGGCATTTTTTCCTTCCTTGGGATTGATCCCTATCTACGATTTAGCCAAATAGAAGTTAGGGCGTAACGCTCCGTTACGCAACACTTCTCTCTATTACGTTATATCAGGGGGAGGGGCAGGAGCGCTCGGTCCTGCTCACTCAATTTGCTCATGGTGGTACCCTATTTTTAGAATGGAATTATCTCCTCGTCGCCCCGCTCCTGCTCCCGGAGCCATTGGTTATGATCCATTATCATCCGCAGGTCTTTTCCCGTGGCCGTGAGCGGATCAATGTCCGGGAGAGGCGGTTCTGGTGACCTTGTGGGGATCGATGATTCCCCCTCAGCGTCTATGAAGGCCCTTTTGTGATCCACCAGCTCCTGCTCGATCTCGGCCCTCTTTGCCCGGTGGCGCTGCTGCCGGAACTCCGGGTCATAGCGCTCATAAATATCTGAATGTAGGTAAACCTCGTCAGTATCACCGGTGCGGAAATACTTCAAGCGGATCGTTTTCAGTATAATATGCTTGCAGGTGATCTTGATCAAACTGTTTTCTGGATTCTCCGCATCAGGTATGATCACATCGATGCTAACTCGATCCAGTCCGGCCCACGGCAACAACTTGGTATAGTCCCCAGCCTCTTCCGGCTTCAGGGCCTTGGCCATCTTCAGGAATTCGGCGTATCTCATCTCACCAGTTCTCCCTGTAGGTGTCAGACGCCGGGCATGGGGATTTCTTCCCCTTGGTGAAAGCATGTAGTTGGATAAAAACCTTTTCCCCTATCCATTTCATGCGGATGATCCGTTTACATGCAGGGCATCTAATCCGGGTGCTCTTCATCCTTCCTCACCAGTTCTCCGGTTTAGTATCCGATGCGGGGCAGGGGGTCCGTTCCCCGGCCACCTTAGTATGAGAATGGATCAATCCTTTTTTGCTGACCCGGATATTCCGCTTGCAATAGGGACAGATGATCCTCGGCAGCTTGAGCTTACCCCTCCGCATTGGCCAACTCCAGCAGCACGTCAACATGGCACGGTAGGTCCGGGGCACACCAGCAGGCCAAGTCCTTCCCCTTCAGGGGGTCCAGCCAGTGCGGATCACTTTTCAGCATGAGCTCGGCAAAGGTCCTGAATATGTCCACGGCTGCCTTGTACCTCACTGTCTTCGGCAGCTGGGTATCTACCTTGTAGGGATTGGCAAACTTCGTTGGGCGGCCTACGTAGACCGCTCCCTTTGGCATTTTATACCCCTTGGTTCTCTTCCGCTGGACTCGTTTGGGCTTCATTTTAACACTCCGATTCCTCCAGCTTTCTGGAGTATAGATATGTTCCATCTATGTCATCCAATAGGTATTCGTGGAGCACCGGCTGTTGATCTCCCACATATATTGCATTATTATCCTGCAACACAATATCATCCCGGTAAATCCCATCCTTGTGTTGCATCTGGCCATCTTCATCGCTACCATTTATACAACAGCGTCCCGACGAGCCATCAAAGGGACCATCGACGAGCGTGAATGGCTTCCCATTCATGCAGTTCACCGGGGGACCATCCACGGGATCAAAGCAGATGCTCATGGCTGGCGCTCCGCCTGCCGCTCGCCAAAACCGAACATGGTCTGCATCGCGTTGTGCTCGACAGGCATATCCGGTTCCGGCTCATCCCGGTACTTATCCTGTGCCTCGTCCCACTCCATGACTTTCTCGAACACACTCAGGAGCCTGTGGGCATTGTTCGGGCCGGTGAACAGGGGATGGTAAGCAATGGCCTTGACCCCGTTCTTTTTGTAGGTGGGAACTTGGATAACGTGCATAATCATGCACAGGCCGCCCATCCGTAGGACCTTGACCGCTTCAGCCTGAATCCGCATCGGCTTTGGCAGGTGGTCGGCATGTTTGGTCCATTCGCTGCTGTAGCCTGCGTTGTACGGCGGATCGGCCAACACAACATCGAAGTTGCTACCCTTCCAGTTCAGGGCATCATACGGCGCGATAATGTCTGCCCCAGTCTCCGCCCTGAAGTCCGCAGTCACTACCCGGTTGTACTCCTCGAAGTCCTGCTTCATATCCAGTTCAAGGCGGTATTCCTTGAGCTGGCCACTGCCGGAAAACATCTCCAGTATCCGCTGATCCATCAAGTGATAGTGGGCATTCAGGTAGGGCAGGAATCGGCCCGGATAGCGCTGCTTCTGGCCAGTCGAGGGACTTGGCCCAGTAGCGAACGGTGTCACGTCTAATTCCCCGAAGTAGAACTTCAGGACGCCGTTCACCACCCGGACATGGATATTCTCCATCATGGAAAGAGGACCTTTTTTGCTACCATCACTTCCATGATACTCCAGACCACGGCTGACAGGAATATGGCAGCAATGAGGAGAATATAGAGGATCATTTTCAGTCTACTCATTTTGGATTTCTCCGGCGGAAGTGGCCGCACCATTCAGCGGCATTGACTTTGGGAAAACTTGTCTCGATAGAAGCAGCATTCTCGGTATAAGGCTGGACCAGCTGAACCGGTGGACTTTCCCGGCAGTCGCCCCCCAGAAGGATGTGGCCGTTGTCAGTGTCGCCACTATACCCAAATAGGCAGGAGCTGCATTGGGCCACTTCTCGCTCGACCTCGAATTCGATCCGGGCCATGAACTTCAGCACCCGTATTATGTCCTGAATTCGCTCCCCGGCGATCTGGAATAAGGTGGTGATCCGGGCGAAGACATTGGTAATCAAGTGCCACTGTTTTTTATTGACCTTCATAAAATTGTCCTCTTGGTTTGTTCACTGATCGGGATACCTCTCACTTCAGTCGCTCCTCATACTCATACACCGCTGAACAGACCGGGACCTTTTTCTTGGCTTCCCGGACCTGATGAGGTGAGGGCCGGTGCCGCCAGTCCTCGAATACACACCTGACCGGTATCCGCCGGTCCCTCTTGGCCAACTGTACGGTACCATTGGGGAAGCGCTTCGCAGATCGGCCAAAGTAGCCGGTGACGATGCCGTCGGTGACTTCCTCTCGGGTCAAAAACATCAGTCTGGTCCTGAAGCGTTTCCCCAGCTCCAACCCCCCGTACATTGCCAAGGCCCACGGGTAGGCTACGCTGGTTTTGATTGTATCGTTCATAAATCCTGCCTCCTCATTCCTTATTTCTCCCCTCGATGGTCTGCCGTTTCTGTCAGGGGGGTACTGACAGATATGTCACCCCCCCTTGATTGAATAATTTCCAATTCCACGACCGCTTGATCGGCAGTCCCAATAATCCCCTCGACCTCCTCCGGCTCCACCGGTTCCAGGTCCTTAGCCCCGTTGATCTCTGGGGGCGGCTTCACTGCTTTCATATAACCTGCACCTTCCTGAGCCAGCAGCGCCACCAGGACAGGGGTCGTATTTTTAATTCCACGTTTCCCGACAACCGATTCGATAGACTTTTGCTCAACCACAGGATGCTTTTGGGACTTGTCCAGATCGTGAGCACAGCCCGCTTCTCTTTTTCTATGTGGATTAGCTGGATTCTCGCCCGATGTCCCCAAGCCTTTATTGCCCGTTTGATGTCACCGGTGGTCGCAAACCGCTGATTCCCATAGGGACAGACCTCATAACGGATCGCACAGTAATCCCTCGCCTCGCCAGTAGTGTAGTAGATGCAGCCTGTCGGGGCACAGGGGTCTTCCTTCAAATTGTCCAGTGGATCGGGTAGCTTATGGTTGACCTCTTTACCCTCGATAAATATCCGCAGTCCCTTGGCATTGACTATTTTACCCATCGATCCAGCCTTCCTTTTTGGCCGCCGCCTCAGCGAGATTCAGCAGATCGGACAGCTCCTTGGCTCTGTCCTCGGCGTCGAACTGATGTAGCCGCAGTTGATGGATGGATTCGATGAAGGCTTCTCTCTCCGTGAGAAAATAATCGTTTTCGACTACCGTTTTGCCTCGCCAAGTAGACCAGCTGGTAGCTCTGTTTAGACCTTCAAAGTAGACCCTATGTGCGGTGCGCCTCTGGACCGGGGGAGTCGTTAGAATTTTCATCTCGTCCACGTCCCGGTCGATCCTGTATAGGATCGTGCCCGGCTCCAGCTTCCCAACATTCTTTACCGAAATCATATCTCACCCCAGTCAGTATTGGATTTTAGGAATTTCACTCGGGCGTTGAATACCCGGCCATAGCTCTTCCGGCCCCGCCAGCGCTTCCAACCTGCATACTTCTGGGCAGCAAATTTCCAGCTCTGTTGCGGGCTGTACTTTTGGGCGATGAACCATATCCTGTGATACTCGAATAGCCAGATCGCCATATCGGCGGCATACTCGAAATCGTCTTCCAGCAGGGCGATGACTGCTTCATCGCTCCAGTCTTCCAGGTCGCTCAGGCTGAAGTCTTTCCGCAGCTTCTGCCGGACATGGTTAGCAGTGACCAGTCCCATCCCAAACGGGCCGTAGGATCGCTCCTCGCCGTGGTCTGTCTTCGCTCCCAGCGATGACTCCATCCATGCCAGCCCCGCCAGGGAATGACCCCGTGGGATCATTGCTTGCTGGCCATACTGGATGCACTTCAGGGCGAATGCTTTCTGCTCTGGGGTGGCCCACTTATCCCACTCTTCCTTCGGTGTCAGTGGCTCCTCCTCCTGCTTAGGCAACAGGAGCTTGGGCATCAGCATGAATACAGCTCCACCTATTATGAATTTTTTCCGTTCCAAAATCTCCCCCTCTCGGGTAGCCTCACATGCAGAAAAAGGCATTGGTCCTCTTGCCCTTCGGCCTTTTGATAATGCACCAACTCCCCTCGACGCTTTTCAAGTTCGCCATGAGGGTGCTGCTTCGTGGGACGTATGTTATTCGGGATTGCCGGAGCTCTTCTCCCAGGTGCGCGAGGATCGACATGATCTCGCACCCAGGATTATCTTGTATGTAGGATTTGACTATTCCTATCATCTCTTTATAGGGGGTGTGGTAGCCGCCCCCTTTAGTTCCAGCATTGGCGAAGCCTGAATTTAACCGTTGGTTATCGTGGAGCAAGGGAATTACTGTATTTTCCACGTGCTCTTCGTGACCCTTGATCCGCTGGGCGGGGACAGTTTCGGTGATCTTGTCATCCTCCATAAATACTTCAAAGACCCCCAACCTATAATCCCGGCAGACATTAATGGCGAACTCCCGGTCCTCTGTGCGGATCACGTGGCCATAGCGATGACGGCGGGCGGAGATAGCTACGCTGGAGAAGTGAACATCCTCCCGGTTCCTGTGGGCCTGACGGATCACCGCCATGCTCAGGTTCTTTTTGAGCTCTACTCCGTGGAGCAGGGAGCCGCGCTTCCCTATTAAGTCCACAATCGAGGTTCCAACTCCGCCCATCCGCACTTCCTGATAAATCTCATAGCCCTGCTGCTGGAGGAACTGCACCACCAAGGGGCCAAGGTCCGCTTCCTTGAAATCACTCACTGGTCACCGGCTCCTCTGCTTCTCGTTCGGCAATTATCAGATCGTATAGGGGGCAATGCTTGTGCTGCTTCACTGTGCAGTAGGTTGGATAATCCACGCACCCCGACGGTCGATTTTCATAGTCTGTGCATCTCTTGGTTTCCGGGTCAAGTAGGATACACCGCGCCAGCTCATAGCCTTCGGCGGTATATTCCATTATCTGCTCTGGAGTGAAGGCCAGCAGGTCCAGTGCAATGGCCTGCTCAGGGGTCAGTGGCTCCATCTCCTGCTCGACCCACCGTTTTGACCGGGGTGTTAGATTTGCTGAGCCATTGGTATTTTTCCCCTTGAAGAACACCTGACAGCAGATGCCGCAGTCAGCACAGGCGTCGTGGGACGCGATTGTGTATTCGCCTACGGTCATCCAGTATCTCCCTTCGGTTTCCTCAGATCATTGGCGGGGACGTAGCTCACGCAGGCAACCAGCTCGGGGGTGATTGTTTCCGTGATATATGGTCCCATGAGCACTGCTACCTTAGCCGTGCTGTTTTCCTTCCTCAGCTGTAGGTAGGCGTCCAACCGGATAACTGGACATTGCTCTAATAGCTGGGTAGTGGAATCGCCCGGAGTCCTGTTGCATTGCTTACATACCCGGCGGCAGAAAAAGGCGAAGGTCTTTTCCTCTGGGGCGGCATTCTTTCGGTGCTGGTGCCCGTTCACCAATTCTACGCCGTTGTTCATTCGATTCCAGGAGCTCCATAATATTTCATTTGAGTTCCTTCCGATGTTGAGAAAAGTCGTGTCCGTTGCTTCGCGGCCCCGGTGTTTCATGCAAGACTGCTCCCACCAATTCTTCTGTCACGCTCTCGGAAATCGCGTCCCCCAATGCCGCCGGTATCCGGGCAGGACTAAGCCTCCCGTGCAGGTACCTATAGGCATCCATCCTGATAACTGGACAAGCCAACAGCATCACTTCTGTCGCGTCGGTTTTGATACACAGTTTGCATACCCGCCTGCAAAAGAATGGAAAATTGACCCCCATCCATTTCGTAGCCCCGTTGAGGGATACGCTCATGGCCGGGGCCTCCGCGTGAGTGCGGCAGCCAAGGTTAGCCTGATCCTTTTCCTGCCGTGGGCCTGTAGGCGCTCGATCTTATCCATCAGGTAATTGTGCTGGTTATATCGATGGATGAACGCTTTCATCAGGTCATCCGGGCAGTGCTTGAAGACGGCCACCACGTTGCAGCCTTGGTGCCCTATCGCTCCCGGCCCTCTCAGGACCATGCGCTCGGATCGCCTAAATTGTTCAATGTCCTCGGGCTGTAGGTGCTTATCCCGCTGCCGCTGGCCAACGTCAGGGACGTAGTGGCTCCGCTGAATATGTGTTGGTAAGTCGTTCATAACTGCTCCTCTATTGACGGTGGTAGTGACCATAGGCCCTGTTTACCAAGGACCACTATCGGCTTATCGAGCGCCCGGACATTCTCCAGTTTCCAGGCGTAGCGCCCCTCAAACCAGTCGCCCAACATCCGCTCATGCCCGGTCATCTCCATGATCATCTGGTGGGTCATCTCGATGCAATCCGTGAGGTCGCATACCGCCACGATTGCCCCGAACGGTAGGCCCTCGATCTTCAGGTCCGGGGCCGTGATGCTGGTCTGGGCAGCATTCATATAGTGGCTGTGGAATGATTTCTTCCCGGCTGCATGGATCGCCAGTGGTCCCCGGTAGTTGGTCCACCAGTTCCGGGTCTCCCAGCGCTTGATCCTCAGCGCCACCAGGGAGGCCCACGGCTGCCAGAGGGTGATTGCTTTCATTTGTCAAATAGTCCTTTCGGTTTCTCGGCCTTTAGTTTTTGGCGGTGTTTTTTACGCACTGCCTTCAGGCGCTCCCTGAGGGTGAGATGGGTCAGCGTCAGCTCTTCATCCGCTGTGGGCGCTTTTTTCATATTGAGGTATTCTATGAGCTGGGTAGCTCTCATGTCATCCACGCATATCCTTTGAGCCACCACCCGATTTTTAGCCATAGTGGCGGCCAGAAATATCGGTTCTGCGCCCGCATATTCCTCTCATTGCTTGAATACTTGTAGGGGTCTGGTCTTGGTGGTATCGGTCGTGATTTTGCCATTACTCTTTCTCCTCGTCGTTAAAATCCATTCCATCGACAGCGGCCTGCATGATTTCCTTGTGCTTCGCTTCCCGCTCCTCGACCTCAAATAGCACGTTGTCATCGGTGATCTCTTCCACATGATTCTGGATCAGCTCGGCCAGAGTCGCGGGGGATAGGGCATCCAGTTCCCATGACCTGTCGCCATATTTTTTGATGTATTCTTTCCCCCGGCTATCGCTCAGCTTGGCCGGGTCCGAAGGTGGATTCAGCGCATTGATCTGATCCATGCTCAGCGCGATCCGCTTGAAGTGCCAATCCGCTTCCATCTCAAAGCCCTCATATTCCAGGAATAGGCTCAGTCGGTTTTGGATGTCGTGGCTCATATCGATCCCTGATGGGTCATGGTCTCCCATGTGGAAAATATAGGGAGCGTGATCGTCGTGAATATGCTCGATCAGCCTCTGGGCAGCTTCCCACATCGCGGATTGAGAGTTATAGCCCCGGCAGGAGAAATATGGCACGTCCAGCCTTTTGCAGATCGGTTCGATCACGCCTATCAGTGCGTCTTTCTCGATCCATATCTCAGGCCGGTACTGCTGTTCCTTCCAGCGGTTTAGGTGATACTGGTACACCGTGTCCATAAACTCGCGGGGGTTGCTCCAGTGGTTTTCCTCTTCGAGTTTCCGGGTAACGTCTTCCATCCTTTTCCAGTCGATGTAGCCAGCCAGCCGGGCATCATTCACGATCCCGCCCATCCATTTGTAATTCGGATCAGCATTCTTGGTCCCGTTGGGGTCCTTGATCCACCTTTTCGTGTTTGGCACCCGGCTCCACCGGCGATTCTCCGGGAATAGGTCGCGGGCCACAAACTGATAGTAGAGCTGCCGCAGGGTCATGGTGAATCCCTGCCTCTGATACTCATTCAGGATTTTGACCGCCTCTTCGATTATGTAGAGCGCAGTCTGCCCGAAATCTTTCTCTATGTACGGGATCGTTGGCATCACATTTCCTCGAAGCTGCTGGCCTGCTCTTCGACAGTGGTCTCCACGTCGAACTCTTCCTCGCAGCGGGTGCATTTGATGGTCGTGGTGATCTCGGCCCCGTAGTAGGTCCGCTGGTACCGGTAGTTGGTGATCGGCTTACCATGCCGATCCTTGGTCTGCCGACGCTCGGTGAAACTGGTCGCGGTGGAATGAATCTCGAATTGGTCCTCGCCGTCGGCGTCGGAATCTTCCTCGTTGGCGTCGGAGCATTCATGCTCGATCTGGACCTCGTATTCCATCGATGATTCCTTGAGCTCCCCTCCGCATTCGGCGCAATCCAGGACTACCCGGACACTCCCCGTCAACTCATCCTCGTTGATTTCCTCAGATTCGATCTCCGGCTCTAAGTCCCCTCCATAGGAGACAAATATTGCACAGTCTGGACATCTCATGTCATTCCCCTTCAGTTAGTAAGTTCTGGCCGCCACTATCCACCAGGGCAGTGAATGCCGTTTCATCGGTCACGTATTCATTGATCCGCCCTATCAGGGTTTCCATCTGGCTCACCAGATTGTCAAAGTATTCCTCCCGCTCTTCGGTCCATTCCATCACGAAGTAGTCCGGGTCCCGGTCGAGGCCATATCCCTTGAAGGTCAGGTTGGAGATGCACTGCCGCTCGATCTTGCCGCCCTTTTCGATCCGGCGCTCGTAGGTTTTTCCCCTGCCGTGGATAGTCTCATAGCATACGATATAATCGATGGTCAGCGATGCTGCATTTTCGGATGCCAAGTGACTTGCTGCGCTGCCACCACTTCGCCGGACATCTTTGACCCCGTATCTGAATTGGTACAGGATCACTTTCCGGGTGTCTGGAGACTCCGCAGCAAATAGCGAAAGGTGTTCCCGTGCCTTGGCAATTACTTCCTTTTCAGTGTCCCCGATATAGCCATAGAATCCAGCGCTCCGCAGTTTCACCCTGCCCACCAGCCGATCCTGATCTATTTCGTCGTGGCACTTGAATCCCTTGATCTTTTCGGGGATTCGGATATAGAACGATTTCGCGTAGGTACTGTATTCTATCTCTGCCGTATAATCGAAGGGGTCCTCGCTGGGATAGTGTCCCTCCCGGCGGATATGAGCTTTTGTGATCTTCATCTTGGTAGCCCCTTCTGGTTCCGCTTGTGCGGGGGAACCACCTTCAGGGACAGGAGCTCGAAGATGCTTTTTTCCGTTGGGGTGGTCACAATCCTCAAGGGATTCTTAAACTCATCCACTTCCCATAGTACGCCATCGATGGCTTTATATCCCCACTTCACCCAGCGCCCTGCCATGAACTGGGAGAACTCCGACGAGCCAGTGCGGATCATATAGATACGGCCCCAATTATCCTTGTTGGGCATGAATAGATCAATCTGAATCCCCTCCGTGGTCATCATCTGGGTATATTTCCCCGTCCGGGGATCGCCCTTCAGGAGATTGACATTTGCATCGCTGAGGGCCTTTGCGAATCCCGGCGCTCGCACGGTCTGTTCGTGGAACATACCGTCTTTCGTCACTACCGTTTTCGGTATGCAGACAATCTCAATATCGCCTACCCGTGGGCGCTTGCGCCGCACCGATCCTGCTACCTGAATCCTGTCGCAGAACGGCTTCAGCAGGTCGATATATTTCCCAGCCACGTGCTGGGCTACGTGCAAATCAACTCTCTCTTTCATGTCATCCTCCCGGCAGCCCGTGTTGATATACAGGGGCATGGCTCAGTTCTATCGCTGCCAAATCACCCAAGGTCGTGAACTCTCTCAGGAATTCTTGCTGGCCGGGAGTGGCCTGATCCAAAATTGTGTTGGGATCGACATCGATTGTGGCTCCCTTGAGACCATCGAGTGCGTGTTCAATGGCATTTCTCCTGTCCTCCAGGTGATCCATTGTCGGCTGTAGTGCTTCCTTCGACTTGCACCAGAAATAGCCCTTGACCCCGGAGCCGATGGGATACTTCCATTCCCGGCGGAGATAATTCACCATTGCCCGGACCTCCTGCCCCGACAATCCCTTCCGCGCACCAGTCATAGCTTCCTTGGCGGGGTCCCACTTCCCTCCCCAGGTAGTTTTTTCCTTGATCTTGCTGGCGAGCATGGGATTCTCGGGATTGGTGTGGGCCATCAGTTCCAGCACCAGCCACCTCAGCCGCGATTCGGCATTAACAGTATGACCGTCGTATTCGTCAAATCCCCTTGGCATATCAGCTCCCTTCGCACTGTGTATGTATATCGAAAAATGCTTCCACCATGTCCTGTGACTCGCTCTCGGAAATCACGTGGCCCTCGGGAAACGATATTCTCCCGTTGCATCTGGCGCAAATCAGGTATTGCCCCCGGCGCTGAATCCACATCGATAGTTCCTTGTAGAGCTCTTCCGTAGGGAATCCCACCGGGCCGGATGGGGTCTGCTCCACCAGCCAGCCATCTTCCTCTGGTGTAGAGTACGGTTTGGGGCACATGCAGACTTCGTAATATTCTTCGTGATCCTCGCACCACGGCATGTCATCTTTCACCGGCAGTGTCTCGGGCCGTTTGACTGGGACTGAATGTTCCCTGATTATCTTCATACCGGCCCCCCGGATAATCTCTCTCTCCGTTTCCGGTTGTGATAGCGCTCCTCTATGATTTGAAACAGCATCATAAACCTACCATAATCAAGGTCTTCGAGTGTTTTGTCTATGCACGTCACTACCGCTTCCATGATCTCAGCCATCGCATGATCCCCAATACCTTCCGGGTATTCTCTGCCCCATTGCTCTATCAGTCCGGTAAGGAATTCCCGTGTCCTATTCGGCACTGGTATGGTTAGTATCGGCATTGGGGGGGAACTACTCATTTTCCTGAGCCGCTATTTTCTGATCCAGTGTCCAACGCCTGATCCACCAGCAGCCGATTGCAATGGCATCCGCTTGGTCATTATGGTAGTCGAGGAGCTTCAGGCTGAAGGTGTTGTTCACGACCAGCCGGGTGGTGGCCTTCGACGTGCTGCCCTTCCATTCCTTGGGGGTTACAAATTGAATAGTCTCCACCATCTCAGCCAGAGTGGCCGCGATGATCCCCACCGCAAAATGGTTCCGCTGCATCTCTTTTGCATTCAGCGTTTTACCAGGAAGCCTGCCACCGCCTTTTGTGCTGCGACTGTAGGTGAACCCTTCAGCTTTCTCGATCACTGCAAACCTGATCCGTAGCCCCGCCAGGGCCTCAGCATTCAATTTACTGTAAGGTGCTGCCGCAGGGTCCACATCAACGAGTGGAGCGATCTCGGGGAAATCCTGATTATTCAGTTTGATTAAATTCTTCAGAAGGTCCCGAATCTCATAAACTAAATCTGGATCGTTTACTTCCTTGGTACGGAGTGTTCCCGATCCCAGTAGCCCTTCGCCATGATCAATATCGGCATCCGTCTCCAGGATGGCCCAGCCGATATTCCTTATCGATGAGTCTATCGCCAGAATCCGCATTAGGACCCCCCCTCTTTTCTAATTGTTTTGATGCGCTTATCAATCACAGCCCTGATCTGGGGATCAGTCATGCCTTTGTTCTTGCAATCAACCACCGTCGCTGTAACCTCGACATAGGGCTTCTCCTCATGCGCCTTTTCCGGTTTATCGACCGGCCCGGAACATTTACCCGATGGTAGACTGAGCACCTGATCAATATTCCCCCGGTCTTCGAGCTGGATCACCCGCTCACAGACCAAGCAGGCATAATATCTCATCTTTTTCTCCGGGGGGATCATGGTTACATATTCGTCGATCTTCTTCCAATGCAGGAATTGTGAAATCGAGTTGACCTTCCCGTTTGGTGGATGATCATCGACGGCCTCAATGAATACTTCGCAGGCTTTCTTGGTGATCTTGAGGCCCAGGCGCTGGATGGTTTCAATGATGTCGCTTTTGTAGGCTCCATAGGACCCTTCGGGTAACTTGAAAATCCCGTGAATCATTTTCCAAATCTGCATATACTGCTGGGGAGGAACCTCTATCTCTGTATAGTCTTCTTTAGTGTCTATAAGAGGAGCTGCCATATCTGGCAGCACAGCACTGCCACTTTTGTCAGGGGGTCCTGCCGTTTCCGTCGGGGGGGGGCTGTCAACTTTGTCACCCCTACGCTTGAACTTCTTGGATTTGTTGATAACTATTTGAAGCCCCCGATGGCTGTTGTGGGTGTGGATATATCCCGCTTTGCGGAGCTTATCGATGTACCGATAATATTGGCGTTCCGAGAATGCTATATCTTTTGCGAAGGTCTCATATGTGATAGGCGCTCCGCCCAGGACATAGCCTTTACCATTGGTACCACCCTCTTTTGTGACCTTATCGAGCAGCATTCCAAACAGCCAGATAGCGCTGCCCATCGCCCTCCAATGCTTTTCCTTGAATAATCCACTCCAGATTTTCAGGGGGAAGGATTCATCCTTGGTCATAGATTCTCCCTGTGGGGGGCGGACGTTAGCCCACCCCCCTGTTTACGACAGCCCCTCATACTATTTCTACTGTCGCTCCGCCGTCGGCTGATTGAACATGGATAGTGGTATCGCACACTTCCTGCAATACCGGGACATGGGTAATGTAGATGAACTTGCCAAACTCGTCTCCCAGCTTCTGGATCATTCGCTTGGCCAGCAGCAGGTTCGTCTCGTCGAAGGCTCCCCAGCCTTCATCGAATATGCAGTGGTTGATGATGACTCCGGTTGACTCGGCCTGTATCTTGGCCATCCCCGCCCGCAGCGAATAGCCAATGGCCACGCGCTGGAATCCTGAAGCTTCCCCCAGGGGGTGAGTGCCACGATCATCCGTGAACATGATCACGACCTCATCTTTTTCCTTCCCGCTCTGGGTATCCTTCACCGGATCGACTTTTACCCGGAGCGCACTATCGAAACCTTCATCAACGCATAGGAATTCGTTGGAGTACTCTGCAAAGCGCGGCAGGGCCTTTTCCATTAACAGGTATGGGATACCATCCCGGCTGACTGCTGCGATATAGTGGACAAAGGCATTGATCTTGGCCAGCCCCGAGCTGTTTACTTGCTTCAACCCTTCCAGGGCGGCCTTTACCGTATCCATGCGCTCCAGGTTCTGCTGCATCACACCGATCTGGCGGACGTTTTCATCATATTGGTTCTGCATGTTGGTGAGATTGGTGTTGAGGCTGTCCGACTGCATTTGAAGATCAATGGTATCCACCGACTCTCCCAGTTTCTCCAACTCCTGAGTCACTTCAAGGCGTTCCGTACTAAGCCGGTCCCGGTTGGTCTCAGCATTCCTCAGATTGGTATCCGCCACCGCCACCTTTTCCTGCACCCTCGGCCAGTCGTGGCCCCTCTCTGTTTGCAAGTCAGCCTTCACAGTGTTCAACGCTGATTTGGTTGCCTCGAACTGGCTTCGCTTAGTATCGACATCCGTTTTTATTTTTTCTATCTGGGGAGCCAAAAGTTCGATCTCAGCATCAACCGTGGCCTTGCTTTTCTCTTGACGCTTGACGGCGGCCTCGTTCCCCGCGTGATCTGGGGGGTTGGCTTCCAGCTGGGCCAGCTCTTCCTCCAGGGTAGCTATCGTGGCCGAGGCCGCGTTAGCATCCTCCAGCAACTTGCACTGGCTCTGAAGGTCCGTTCCATCGCAGGGAACTTCCTTCGTCAACTCTGCGGCCCGCTCGGCGGTCCTGATCCTCTCGGTTTGCTGGTCGATTTTGGCATTGTGGTTGAACGTCTCATTTTCGATGGTGTTCTTACAGGCATCGATGACCGTCTTGTGCGTCGATGAGTCACCCTGAAGATGGTGTATCCGATTGACCTTTTCTTCACGTTCATTCATTATGGTCGCAATCTCATCGGATTGCCGGTCATGCTCAATCTGTTTGCTCTCGATCTGAGATTCGAGGGCTGCTACCCGTTGGATACCGGCGGTGACCTGATCCTTTTTCTCCAGGGCTGCGGTCATCTCCCGGATCGTGCCTTCCTCAGCCTCGATACTCTCCCGGAGGTTGGCGCTTTTGAGATTCAGATCGGTACGCTGCTGGACCAGGGCCTGAGAATTGGTGATCTTTTGCTGGATTTCATCCCGCTGTTTCCGCAGGTCCTCCATCTCCGTGTATTTCAGGGATTTGGTCCCTTCGAGCTGTTTCAGTGAATCCTTTATGTGGTTCTCCTGCTTCAGTTCCTCTTCCAGCCTCTCCATCTTCATGGTGACGTTTTCGTAGTCACCCCGGAGTATCCTCAACTGCTCCTCAGCGGCCTTCTTCCGCAGGTCAAACGCTGTGAAGTTCATCGCCTCTTGCAGGGTATCTTTCATCTCCGCTGCCGTCAGGCTGCATAGGTGATCTATCCCCTGCTGGGAACCGTACCGGGTAGACAGGTACATATTGTAGCTGCCCACCATTTTTTCGATGGAGACCTGAGTTTCCTTGGCATCACCTTCGTTAATAGGCAGCCACTGTTCGCCAACTTGCTTGCTCAGGACTACCGTGCCACTGGCATTGCCGTCGGTGCCCAGCTTGAGAGATCGTCTCACCCGGAAATTTTCCATCTGGCCACCCGGCTGCTGGGCTTTGAACCAGATCGATACGTCTGTCTCCTTGCAGCCACGGCGGATAGCATGGACAAGCTGGGTCCCCTTCCGCAGTTTCTTCCAAAATGCGAAGCTCGGTATCTCCGCCAACTGAGATTTACCCACATGGTTGCGCCCGATGATACAGATGATACTGCCCAGGTCATCGAAGTTGATGTCCACGTCGATTAGCGGCTTGAAATTCGTCGCCTTGATGCGCTGGATCGTATAGTTAGTGCCTTGAAGCTGATGCAGGACATCCGGGGGGATGGCCGCTGACACACCCCGGTTGATTTCGTTCATCAACGGGAGGCTGGCCGCCCGGTCCTCGTCCAGTTCGGACCAGACCCTGAGCATTCCTTCCATATCCAGATCGGTATCCATCTCATCAGCCCGGATGCGAACCGGGTCCACCGTATCAATCACCAACTTATGGCTGTGGACTCCCTGCTTAGTCAGCCAGTCCTCTATCATCTCCCGGTTCAATAAACTCCGGCGCTCCCGATGGATTTCCACTCGGACCCGGACCTTGGCATCCTTGATCGCTATTGGCTTCAGTGCATTGAAAACCACGTCCACCGGATCATCCATCTTGTCGGCAAACTGATCCTTGGTGATTTCCACTGTCAGCATCTGATGGGCGACCGGTATCTCGATTGGCACGTGCTGCCCTGTCACAAGGTCCCAGAGCTCGATACTGGGTACCATCTTCTCCTGCCCAAAGGTCAGTGGAGCTATGGCTCCGCTGTAGAATACCTCTCCCACGCTCTGGCGCTTATGCAGGTGGCCATACATGATTGCGTCGAAATGACCTGCCAGCCAGTGCCGGTCGATGGCCAGATCGTTCTCCTGCGTGAGGACCTTTTCACTGTCGGCCACGCCACCGGCCACCGTGCCATGCCCCACCAGGATCGGCTTGATCCCAGTCGCCCGGAGGTCAATACATTCCGTGGCAAATTCTTCCGCGATCCGGCGCATGAGTTCGGTCAACTTCGAGTCTATCTCGCTGGGCTTGGTTTCATCTTCCCTGCTCAGATATAGATACTTCGATGGATGTGGCAGGGTGAAGAAGCGGACACCCCGCAGTGCTTCGGTCGGAATGTGGATACAACCCGGACTGATACTGATGAATAGCCGGTCATGGAGTGTTGGAGTTTCGGCTTTCAGCCGCCCCAGCAGCCCCGTGACGGCATCAACTCGGTCATACCTGTTAGAGATGTCGTGATTGCCAGGAATCGCCAGTACAGGGGCAATCTCGGCCAATCTAAGGACCGTTTCGCGGATCACCAGTGACTCCTGCGGTGTGATGAAGCCCCGCTTCACAATGAGATCACCTGCAATCACGATTGCATCAGGTTCGATCTCAGTAGCCTGTTGTACGATGAAGTCCATCGCCGGGCCGGTTACGTCGCCCAGGGCATCGCAATGATGCCAGTCAGCTGTGTGTAGTATTCGCATGGATCAATTTCCCTCTTGATTATTAGTTGACATCCGCCCCGACAGGAACCAATCGTTTGGACCGTCTAAATAGTATAGAATCTCGCACGGAGGGCATTCATGTGCCTCCAGATACTCTTTAGGCAGCACAAAGGTTGTTAGCTTATTGCCACAACCGGGACATACTCCGTTTCTTATTAAACGGTCTCTGGTTCTCGTGCTATCCTCCACGGTCTTCATACTTAGTATGGCAAGCCGTTAGGTTTGGGTTGGTCGTAGCCCCACATCAGGTTTTTCAACTGATCTTTGTCGCTCTTCTTCTCCCAGTCGGAGTGATCGAGTACCATCAATTCTCCGGTCTCGCCCGCCTTGATCTGGCGCTTTTCGATCAAGTGTTCCATCTGCCGGAACCGGGCAGTGATGTCCATCTCCCTACACTGCTCCTCGAATTCCTTTCGCAGGAGTTTCGGCTCATCGCTAGGATCAGCTTCCGCCGCAGGCTCTGGCTGCTCGGCCTCTTCCCCATTATCAGCCTCCGCGAACTCCGCCTCCTGAATATGCGGGAGGGGAGTAGTTTGGACATCCCTCTCACGGGGATATGCCAGATCACGTGCATGTGATCCTTGCCGGTAGATGTCGGCGCGAGTCTGGGGATCGGCTGCTAAGTCCTCCACGTTCCTGTCAATCCGCGCCACTACAAAGGGATTCTTCAGCTCATCCGCTGTGTACCACGGCTTCAGGTTGGTAATCTGGCGCACCAGCCGATTCTTCGCTCCAGTCTCCGCCAGTTGCAGGCCATGCTTCCGCATTTCGATCTCCCGCTGGCGGGTCTTTTTGGCAATATGCCTGTCGGCCTCGACATCGGTGAATTTGTGGAAAACCTTTTTCTTGCTCTGGCCACTCGTCGGTGTCCGCCATTCTCCCAGGTTGCCAGCCAGATGGGTAGCGGACAGGTTCTCGAACATTTCCTCGACGTAGGTTTGTACGTCGATTCCTTTTGTGGCAGCTACTTCCATTTTGCTGCCATCGGGTTTCGTGATCCGAACCACAATCACGTACTCGAAGTAGTCCTTGTCGCTGCGGTTGTCTACCCGGCCAGATTTCTCCGGCACCGATTCGATTCCCATTGCGAACCAGAGCTTATCGAGAGCAGTCTTAGTGGGGCAGAGTTTATCTACCCATTTGTCATTACCCTTCGCGTCCACGATCTTGGTCTTCCCCAATGAGAAGACTTCCTGCTGCTGCGGATCGGGATTGATCTTGACAGTTTCCACCGACAGCTTGCTGAATCTCTGCACACTCTCAATTATTGTTTTGGATGGCAGGAGCTGATTGAACTTGTCGTCGGGATACCTCTCATCGAAGGATTCCACTGTAATCAGCGCGGTTGTTTTTTTGGGATTAGTTTTGGGGGTCATTGCATCATCTCCAGTCGATTGTTATTAAACGGTTCCAACTACCCTATACATCCAACGAAACCATTCCGTACACTCGGTACAGAATTTCGCTGGATGTGCCATTATGAGGTATTGGGGCCGGGCTTTCCAAGACTACGCAACTGCCGCTGTTTGCTGATATGAGCCTTGATGGCCTTGCGCGTCTCTTGTGTCAAATTGCGTTCTCCCTCACGTGCCATTACCACCAGAGCATCGTAATCCTCCGTCGGTATCCTGATGGACAAGTGAGTTAATGGTATTTTCTGTGAGGTCATTGTTGTCTCCATGTTTGTGTGACGGGGTGTTTAATCTAAACACTGTATAAAGCGTTGTGCAAGAAATACTTTTCGCCTAAGTTGTGGCGCATGGACGTTCCCTCCATCTTCCATCTTCTCCAAATCCCCACAGACCTTCAAACTGTTCCGCCGGGCCTCTCTCCCGCTGCGTCCGTTGACCATTTTCGGCGTTTGAAGGACACTGGGAAGAAGAACTTCCGGCGGCTATCGTTGAAACACCACCCGGACAAGGGTGGCGATCCCGAGATTATGAAATCGTTACTTCAGGCTTGGGAAGAATTTCAGCAGGTACGACCTTCGCTACCTCAGCGGCAGGACGTGGTGATAATCAGTTTCTCAGCGTTCCGGGTGAATCTCAATTATAATCAATATCACTATCCCTCCTCTGGTCAGCAATCCCCACACTCCAACACTTCCGACGGATCAGTCTAAAAAAATCCCGACGGCAGGGAATAGGGTAAACCCCACCGCCGGGTATTCAGGGAAGCACGGCATTTAAGTTCCAAGGGCATTGCCAGCGTCCCCCAAAAAAATGATCCCTACTCCACGATCAGCCAGCCCAGAGCACCCAAGATGAACGGCTTGATTGATTTATCAGCTTTCTCTTCATCTGTGTATTCCGTGACAAGATCGCATTTGAGGCACTTTACCTCCGGGAGGGGCATTGCAGCCATTAGTTCCTCAACCGTAACGGTCACGACCCCTTCCAATGTGACTGTTTCATCCAGGGCATTCTGACGGTGATCTGTGAGTTTCTTCCAGTTTTTATCATATTTCTCGTCCGTCTCGTCAAGTGTAAGGCCCCCTTGCTTGTTCGGTTGTGCGCCAAGAACCCTAAGCAGTTTCGAGACCCCTAACCTGAAAATCTCCACCTCGGACTCGGCTTTTTTTATTGCCTTGCCTATCCGGTAAGACACCTTCCCCGTCAGAGGCATGACAGACAACTCAAGCATTGCTGCCTCAGCGTTTACCAAATCTCTCAACGTCACGGTGATCGTGTTTGGATTCCCCGTTTCTGTTTTTTTCGTAACCATTGTTCTATATCCCCCCTTTTAGTTGATCCTCACTATTGCTCTTATGCTACCAAAAAACCACTGAAAAATGACTTTTTTGAACCTGTTGCCGAGCCACCTATATCCGTCTGTTGGGTGCCCGATGATTGGTATATAGTAACATGGACAGTCTCCTCAAAAGTCAAAGGTATAAAGGCTGATGCTATAAAATTGAAATAATTAAGATCAGCAGTAAAATTTGGGTCAATCAACCCTGTATCATAGTTCCCCCCTACACTTGTAACAAAGCGAAGTAAATAATAGGCGGCTCCACTATCAAGATTCTCAAGTCTAAGAGAAACTGTAAAATAGTACAACCCTGCCACTGGGGCTGTAAATGTGTTACTGGCAAAATCGTTCCCTCTATCAAAGAGTTCAGAGGGCCATGTTACTGTCACCTCAGAGTCTTTAGCTATATCATTTTGGTTCGCATTCTTCCATGCAAAAAATGAGGGGTGATTTGCGTTTGTTACTAACCCGGTTAAAGCAAGTGTTGCTTCACCTTCTACCGCTGCGATTGCTTCTGCATCAGCATATCTTGCATGATCTCGTCCTGCAATGTCAACACCATCTACTGTACCTGATACAGTAATATCTCCCGTGACATCAAGAGTGCTACCATCGAAGGTTAAATTTGCCTCCGCATTCATAGCGGTTGCACCGGTAGATGTCACAATCCTGTTGATGGACCCATTTGCCATAAAGTCCGTGACATCTACAGCGATAAAGTCCGGGGAAACAAGAATCCCCGACCCAGCACCTATATTTATTGTCCGAGATGCTGATATATTACCTCCACCTGAAAGCCCAGCTCCAGCAATAATCGACACGCCAGCATGGGTAATATGATCGTCGGCTACGTCATGGTCATAAGCCCAGTTGCTAGAAATGGGTTGGGCCGTCTCCCCGTTTACAGGGGTATCATCAATATCAGCCACTAAAAGATATTGAGGGTGGTCGTTGTCCCCTAACCCGCTCAAGCCAGAATGATCAGTAACTCCGCCACCGCCGCCAATCGGAATTTTTCTGATGGCCGCATAGTCTATAAAAATATTGTGAGTCACATTCCCGCTGGTCGCGTGATATATTCTCGTTTCGACAGTGTTGTCACCCTTGATGTATTTGGCCCCGTTCGTAATGGCATACGTGTAATAAATAAAATCTATCCCGTCGTCCGGGATGGTGCCAAGGGTGTCCCAACCCATACCGACCTGATCATATATTTGCACATTGACCGTATGGCTGAGCGAGCCGTCATAATAAACGTGAAGGTCCAGGCGGGTGGGAATTTCCGTCACTGAAGCATAATTAATCTCGATGTTATAACCAGGAACACCGGTGACCTCGCTAATGTCGAGAGAATCGCCATCATCAAGGGTTTGTAGTGACGCTACATTGCCTGCGTCAGTTGTCCCAGTTGCCACGTTGATATTATTTGGCACGTAATCAACGGGGATAACCAGATCATCCACATAAGATTTTATGGCGAAGTCGCCATCAGATACTGGGGTAATACCTGAAGCTAGGCCGGTGACGGCGAATGTACCAACCACGTCCAGCGTTGCAACGGGAATCAATTTTCCGATTGCCAGTTTTTCCTTGATGTAGACATCGCCATCGTCGAAGTAGCCTGCGTAGGCGGCAATGGCTCCATTGGCAGTAGTGGCGGTGCCATAAACGCCTATTGGGATGGAGTCGTTTGCCGCCTGACTAATTTGAGATTCACCAGATATTGCAGTTCTTTGTCTAGCATGAGTATTGACAGACTCGTCAATAATTATAGCCCAGACAGCCGTCCCATCGTTGTCAGCCTCGTAGCTATGGTTCGACTGAATTAGTCTAGTAGTGTTAGAGATGTTCTGAATACTAATTTGCCGGTGTGATACAATAGTATCATTACCAGCTCCATCACCAATGACAACAGTCCCACCTAGTGGCATACCGATCCCCGGCAACGATACATCTATATTATCATCGATTATCAATACCACATTGTTTCCGGAATCATAGAATAAAAACGCATTGTTAAAAGCAGCGCCCACATATTCATTGATCGTGATCCGCTGCCCAGCCCCGGTAGAAGTGACGACTGATCCTTTCAGATAAACATTATCCGTATAGAGCCCAAACCCAGAGGGACTAATTCCAAAATCCGTATCAACAATGCCTGTTAGGTCCCCTATCCTGACGTGGGTATTTAATGTCGTATATGGGTCTCCCGAGTGGGTAAACACATCCATATAGGGCGCGTTGGCACGGTCAGCGGTTAGGAGGAGTCCTCCTGCTCCAGAGGCCCCATAATCGGCTATTGCGGTACCTATCCCGAAGGTATGAGAGGCCCCATCCAGCCATGTTGCGGTATATACATAATGGGTCCCCCCTGTCAGGACTCCCGCACCGGGAGTGAACCATACTTCATTTGTCCCATTGTCTAGGACACAAATAGAAGTTGCTCCCAAAGGATTCCCCCCACTTGGGGGCACGGTTACTTTCAGCGTGAATGTTCCCGATCCAGTAGTAACTGCTGGCTCGAATAATTCCGCCCCCGACGTGACTATTAACTGTGTCCCACGGGTAATCGCCGCTTCCTGCAATAGTAGCGTCTCAGCTGCGAAGACTCCCCTTGCAACAACATTATTGATCTCCGCATTGCCCGCACCATCAATTTGCCAGCCAGTTACTCCCGAGACAAAATCCTCCATTCCAATAGTCTTGGCAGCTCCATCTATCACTATCCGGGACGAAGTTGCTCCTACGTATAGTGTGCCAAGGATACTACCGGACGAAGCCGTTATATCTCCCTCTATAATCGCCCCAGCTGCATGGAGTACTCCTGTCTTCTCTACGGCATAGGCCGCCAGGGTTGGAATGGTGGCATGCCCTATCCATTCCCGGTAGGTGGCATGAGTTGCATCTACGCGGACAACATCATCTCCAGTGCCCAGTACCAGATAGCCGTCACTGTGCAGGATTGCGTTATTTTTCGAGAGGGATGTTGGATTGGAATCCCACCCGGAGAGGGTTGCTAAGGCCGTTGCTCGACTATCCACCCAGTTGGCATGTTGATACCCAGAATCTTCGTTGGTTCCGCTCACCCCGATATAATAGGCGTAGACCTTGATGGTTATGTAATCGTCTGCGGGTATCTGGATCGCAAAGTCTCTGGCAGTGCTGTCGATCTTCCGGCTGGGCGATGTAGCCGAAATGGCTTGGCCGGAGCTGGGACCATGTTCCCATCGGACTACAAACCCGTGATGTTTATCTGTCGCATTGGGCGTATAGACCCATTGAACTTGAGCCACCGCTTCGAGCCTGTTGGTAACGTGGGCAATGGGGGCAGCACCGGCGGAGAATATTCCAGCTGGGGGAGTATCATTGCGAAACTGCTCGGTGTCCTCGAACTCGGACATATCCACGATCTCATGGCCGAAGATATTGTCATCAATGGTCGTGTTCCGGCCCCTGAATATGATATTATACTTGCCGGTCCCCGGCTCAATGAATTCCCAGTAGCCATCCTCTACCGAATGGGTCTTATCAACAACTGCTTGGGTCTCGAAATCCTTCAGCGTAACAGTTACGCCGGACAGGCCAACGCCCTGCGGGTTGCGGATGTTACCGAAGATATTTTCTAATCGGGCCAAAGCTTAGTCCCCGGCCAGATCGATATAAATCTTGGCAGCGCTGCCGGTGGAGTCATCGGAATTGTTGGTCAGCTTGATCGATGTAATATCGGTATCCACCAGCATGAATTCCAGTCCGGTCATTGTTATTTCGCCGCCGCCATCGTTGATCAGCATCTCGATCTTGGCATCCGTCTCGGTATAAGTCGGGGGAAATACCGCCTTGATATGCAGGAATTTGACCGTAGTGATCCCCCCCAGACCGACCACCACAGCGGCACCATCTTTTGCCAGCGTGATGTCGGTCTTCATGGGCATCTCCAAGCCTGTTTTTTCAATTTTGTAACTGCCTTGAGCACGAACACCCCCTATCTCGGAGCCTTCGGCTTCCATTTGAAAAATCAGATCACCTAATACTCTCATCTCTCAGCTCCTTATAGTTTGGGGCTTAAAAACTTGGGTGGTATGAGTACGACTCCCTCAGCATAGACCACAAATAAGTCGGCAGTGAAGGCCGCCTGATTGGACCCCGATTCGGCGCTATCATAACAATCACAGATCACAATGCCTGATGTGAATATGGCCTTGTCCGTAATCTCAATTTCGTGCTGCCCCGTCTCAGTGAAAGTAATGGCGACAAATCCCGCTTCCTGATTGTTGCGATAAATCCTAACCATCCCAACATCTGAATCATTGAGGGTGAGGGTCTTGACATCTACCACCAGTTTTTTGATGGTAGCCGGTTGCGGGAGAAATTGATTCCGCTGGAATCGAGCAGCCTTACCATCGTCTGTATTTAGCACTGCTATATCGAGGACGGGGAAGACTTTTTCGTTATCCCCAATAACCGATCCCCCGGCAACGCTCTGCGCCTGAACCTCATTTGAAAGGGTCTGATTTTTCCGGCGTATCCGAACTCGGACTGCTACCTCTATTCCGGGAGCAGCACTGACAATAAACTCGCTGTTGATTGTGTTTTGTGTGTTGGGTCCCGCCCAGTCGGGCGTCCCCCCCCCAACGGCATAGCAATATTCATACGAATGGATAGCCTCCTCAATCGTAGGCCAGTCCACCGCTACTCCGTTGGTGATAGAGGCAGCAGTAATTGATGGCATAACCGCCGCATCATCAGCCGCCACTGATCCCACTTGAATATTGCCCAGATCGGTAAAGGGACTGACATTCTGGCTGAGGGAATTGTCCTTGGCTGCCACATACACTTGATACTTATTCCCCAGCGGGAGCTCGATCTTCATCTGAAGTTCGCTGGCGGTTGAATCAAATCCCTGCAAGGTGTATTCCTGTGGATCGGCATTCGCTACCGCCGTTCCGTCCCGCTCTGTGAGGACCAGTTGAATGATATACTCCCGAATACCGGATGCGTCTGTGACAGCTTCCCATCGTGGGATGATATTACCAGTATTCGCAATGCCACCAGAACCAGTTCCCGAAATCGCTTCATATAGCAAGCTGACCAACACTGGCGCTGGAGGCGGAGTGATGTCCACCTGTCGCTGGCCCTTCAACCGCAGCATTATCTCGCCACGCTTGTCAAGGATAGTCAGGGTCCCACCATCATTAGTGACCTGAGCCAACCAGAGCTCATGCTGATCCGCGTCGTTGATCGCTCCCACACTGGAGAGCTGGACCGTGACCACATAGGAGTCATCACGCTGGGTTAATTCCGTATCGCTGCCGGTAGGATACCCCCCCTCGAAATTCCCTACGTTGCTTTCAACACTGAGGTATTCGATAATTACGTCGTATGGGGTGGCCCCGGATGAATCCGGGATCGCATATCCGCCGCCACCGTTGTAGGTGTGGGGATAGGCCCCTTCGCTCAGGCCGAAAATCTCATTGGTAGCATCTGTTGCACTGGGGGCCACGAATTCCACTTCGGAGCTGCCTCCTGTGGTACTCGACTTGACCAGAATATAGGTGCCTGCTGCAATGGGATTGCCCACTGAGTCTACCCGGTAAGCGATTGTGCCAAACCCCGCCGCATTGATCGCCGCCACAATCTCGTCAATGGTTGTGGCCGCCGGGTTAGCTCCCTGACAGTCGATCTCCACCGCTCCGTCATTATCTATGTCGATCTTGACAAGAAAATTCGTGGATAGATCGAGGGTGCCGGAGATATTGACCGTACCCACGTATAGGCCGGATGCTGAGTCATCCGCTGAGAGGTAAAGGCGCTGGCCGAACTTATCGTATCCGACTCCTGCCTTGATATTCACCACGCCGCCGCCAGCATCCACGACTTGAAGGTCGGTTTCGGCTGTACTGTCGATCACCACTCCGCCATCCGTCGCCATGATGTCTGTGATCCGAGCCAAGATAGCTGCGGTGATCTGATCCCGGTTGGTATTGAAGACGTTATCCGTCAGGCCCGTGGGGAATTGACCACTTGGAATTTTTCCTACTGTCATTGCTTACTCTCCCGTCCTAATGGTTTTGCTGCGGACTGTACTCGACCCTCAGAAATAGATCGAAGGTTGTTGAAAACGCAGTGGCCGATTTTCCACATTTTAGGTAGCCATCGCTGGCATCCACCCAGAAAAATAAACTGTCTTCTGTCGCGCTGATGTCAACATCTACCCCCGGAGCGTTCCCAGGACCTTCCCGACCATCCTGCGAATAGAATCCCGCCGAAAGATCGTTGAGCGCATCGTTTTTGTCAAATTCGATAGTATCATCATTGGCTCCCCCCGGCAGGGTGTCATTAGCTGGCTCAAGCGCATATCCTTTGATCAGAATCATTCGGCCCTTCCAATCGAGATTGGCATCGAGGGTAATCTGATCGGTATTGTTCGGGACACTGGCCTCAACCCACAATGAGCCACCACCCGTCGGGTCCGGGGCTGGAGAATCCCCCACATTCCTGCTCGCAGTACGGTGCGCTGCCATCCCGAGCAACGAGCTGTGAACCTTTCCCGCTTCCGGGGGATCGTCAGTAGAAATTTGAGGGATGTTATCATTCGCCGCCCCAACCTTTTTTGCCAATAGGGTCGAATGTATTTTGTTGGCGTCTGCAACACCCACTGCGACCTGAGCAATATTATCGTCAGCCCCCCCAACCTTCTTTCCCAGAACAGTAGTATCCAATTTTCCTGCCTGTTCCGTTGCTGAGAGTTGGGGAATATCTCCAGCGCCAGTACCTACGTCCGCACCATCAACTGAATCGGCATTCTTGCCGGTGAGGGTATCGGGTATATTCGCCAGGGGCACCAGTCCGTCGCTATCCAACTTCAGGACGTTGTTGGCCGAATTGCCTGCGTCTGCCCCGTCCACTTGGTCCGCATCCAGGTTATCCACCTTGGGTTTGGCCGCATTCACGGACTGGTCGCTATTGTCTGTGAGGATCGTTCCCGACGCATCGGCCTTAGCCGCCAGGGCAGCTCCCAGCTCCTGAATCGCCGCCTCCACTTCAGACCCAGAGATGTAGCCCCCGGCATCCACGATTGCGACCTGAGCAGCTGCAACTGCATGCGGATCGGATACACTGACAACGTGATCCTGAAGGCCTGTGTACCCGTGGGTAATGACACTTTTGAAAGTTCCCCCGACATATACTTCATAGATGCCCTGAGCCAGCGCCGCGTTACCCCCAGCTGTTTCGATTTTATATTTCCCCGAGCTTCCTATCTCGGGGACCGCGACCGCATCGCCAGGGTAAGAATCCCCGTGCAAAACCACTTCCACAGTTTCGCCGTCGTCCGATCCGCCTGTGGACAAATCAATCAGGGCAATGACTAAGTTTGGTGCTGCTACTGTACCCATTTTCAAACCTTTCTAATTGCCAACGTATGGCAAGACTACGATTGATTTTTCTGCCTCACCATAGCGTTGCTGCGCCGTAGTCAGGTCTTTCAATATAAAACTCCTGAAGACATAATGGTTCAAATTGCGATAACTGTTCATGGTCAGGGTGATCTTGAACTGGGCATAGCGCTCCAGCTGTGATCCCTGTACCCACTGGTTCCGCTGGTAGGGGGTCCATGCGTTCCAGTCCGATTCGTTTGAGCTGAACCGGACCTCCACCAGCAGGTCAAAATCTACATCCCATGCCGCATAGTCCACCCAGTCCACCAGCCACTGATAATTCGTGTAGGTGGCCAAAAGATCAATATTTTCAAACTGATACGTGGCGGTTACATTTCGGGGTATCAAAGTGTCCTTGTCCGCATAGAAACCGGTGTTGGTGATTGTATAGGTGACGGTATCTGTGAGCTCGCTTCCCCGGATAGATTGATAACCGGCGGTGGCCCCATCGGCATCAATGGCATCAACACCCTGTTTCACATGCAGGGGGATTACCTTCACCAACATGGCTTCGAGATCGGCCTGTTCCTCCGGGGTATCAATCCAGTACTGAATCCATTCGGAACCTATCCCCCCCAGTGCCCAGCCGGTACCGATCCCGGAAACTCCGATCACAAACCGCATCCTCTGATTATACGGTGTCGCCAGTGCTATCTCGCGGCCTTCATTTTCCAGCCCGGCCTGAGTCCCCCGCTGCTGGTGGGTTTGGATAGCGTTCATTATGCGGATGGCCATGATCCTGTCGGTGTCGTTATAATGCCTCACAAGGCCGTAATCGGCTGCAAGGGCATCCAACATAGCGGGGTTGCCACTTTCGACGCTCAGGGCATCCCTGAACGTCTCAGCGTCTGTATTATACACCTCTATGGCATTGCCAATTGGACCCAGGAGTTGTTCAAGGGTTTGATTCCGGGTGATAAACACCGGCAGTTTCGCTTTAATGTTATCGACTATGCCCATTACCAGTCCGTCACTACCAATGATGAAAATCGCGGCAGGGTATATGCCCCAACAACCACATTCGATGACGGGGAGAATGCCGATAGGCTTACCTCATCAACCCCCAATGTAGTCCCCGTTAGAGCATATAGATCGCTCCAATCAAGGTCCGCCCCCCACTCCCACTGTCTATAATCAAGATAGAGCCTGAGATTGTTGGTGATATTCGCCCGCACTGTTACCAGATCATAACCAGTGGCCCTGCGTACCTGAGCCACGAGGTCGATTCCCACCCATACGATATTCAAGCACTTGATCACCACCCCTAACGGGGCTTTGCTCTGGATATAATTGGCTATTTGGTTAAGGTCGGCATCGGTAAATATTCCAGCATTGTCCCTTACCAGATTCACCACGATTGTTTTGTCACTGTAGCTGGTGTGACCATACTGCGGCTTGGCTCTGGCCACGTCCGAACGGGCTTCAAGTGCCCACGCCTCGTAGCTGGCTTCGATCCCCTGTGACAGTGTGGCCAACTGCGTGATAGCACGATTCCTTAATTGTTCATCCGTCTCGGCATCGAAGCCACCATCTGTAGGCGCAGCATTGGTCACGGCTGTCAGGCCGCCTACCAAGTCCACCATGACTGTGACCTCACCAGCATTTACCATCCCAGTCGTCCCGGCCACTACAGATTCAATATCGACATCCAGGCTACCGCTCGCAGGGACAGTATCGCTTTCAGTGGTTACGAATTCAATTCCGTCAGGGGTGGCCAGCTTCATCCCCAGCGGGACCACCGTGGTACTGGTGCCGGTAAAGGTCACGGTTTTTGATGCCTTCGTAGCACCTCGGCGGGTAATCGAGCGGGGAGCCACTGCAATATCCAGGTCGGGACCATTGGCATAGATAATCCGGGCCGCCCGATAGAGGCGATGCAAATTGTAATACAGCTGGGCCAGGATAGCTGCCACCGCATTATAGATACTGCGGATCACGCTACCCTCATTGAAATCGGTGAGGGAAGAATTGTTGTTCCGTGTCCACGTGATCATATCGGATAAAATCTGTTTTCTCGTTTTGGTGATCATTCTAACCTCAAATTTGCTTCTAATTCTGCTTCGGTTAAATGGTTTACCGTCGTGATCTGATACCTCACTTTGAAGGCGTCTTTCTCCCGGATAGCTGTGGTTCCTTCCACTGTCGAAACTCGCGGATTAGTCATCACCGCTCGCTGCACCTCTACAGAAACCATCTGGCCTACAACCTGCGGAATAGAACCGTTTTCGAGCTGGAGGATATTACTGCCGTATTCCGGCTGCTCAGGAATCGCTCCCACCGGTGTCTGGATCACATTGTCGAGGGCCTGCCGCAAATTGTCAACGTACTGCGTAAGGACCAAATCACCATTATTGACATCGATGTCGTTGGTCAGATCGCGGCCCAGAACACTGATTCCATTCTGAGCGTCGAGCACAAAATTATCCCGCAACCTCTCCCCATCAACAACCTCAGTATAGGGAACGCTAAGTGCCCGGCCATCCCAATCATCGGCATGTATATCCGTGGGAACTATGTCGTTGAATTCCATAATCAAGGGGGCCTTATCGGCGTCCCCCAGTACCCGCCGGGCTAACCTCTCCAGAGATTCCCCCGTGCGGACATAGACCGTTTTCACCGGTACTTCTATCTTGCTGGTATCGCTATTGGTGGCCGTGCGATAGTAGGCGGGGATATTTTGCAAGGTTTCAATCTCCAGCAGGAGGTCGTCTAATAGATTAAGTAGACCATGCAAATTGGTCGTGGCGGGGACAGCCTTGGTCTGGAGGCTCAATCTGTAAGCGCCGGTAAACTCCGGGCTGAGAACTCCACCGGTTCGGAATGCCCACGCCAGCAGGTCTTCAGTCCGTTGTTCAAGGCTGATGAACTCTGAATCTGTATCCTGTACCTGCTTATCCACATAGTTGTAGATGTCCCTGATTAGCCTCCGCGCTCGCTGGAGCATGTCCATTGCATTTGTGACCCGTCGTAACGCCTTCCGGGTTTCCTCAATTACCGTGGTGTGGCTGGGTGGATCGGTTGTTCCAAATAAGGTTAGATCGTTGAATGGATTCTTCTCCGCCGGGGCCTCGAAGAGGGCAATGAGATCATTGAATAGCTCTCCACTTCCATAGGCCCGAATATCTCCTTCCGAGGCCGTGATCTGAAGCAACAGGACCTGTAGCTGCTGGAACCTTCTTCTCACTCCTGCCCGGACAATTGTGGCTGCGAAGATATTAGAGGCTATCGGCTCCCGGCTGGCCATCTCCTGTTCAAGTTCGATCTCCGGCTGATTAGGAGTAGGCTGTGGCCTTCTGCGTTCGCCGCCGCCGCTTGTTGATGCCCCGATCATTATATCTTAACCTTTCCGATTGCCTCAGCGATAGTCGATTTATTCTCAAGCGCCACCGCCGCTACAATGGCCAATACCGAATCAAGCACTGGAGTACCTGCGATTGGTCCCAAGATCGTGGCCTTCACTGCATAGGTCCAGAGCATATTCCGGCTGGTACTCTCACCCATGTTGAAGGTCATCAGTTCCACCTCGTAAAAGTGCTGGGATAGATGACTCATCAGCCATACTTCCGGTAGGCTACCATCATCGAGTCTATCATGCGATAGATCAACTATCCACTCCAAATATTTTACCCATCCAAACCCGGTATATTCTCCCCCGTTGAAAAAGCCTTTTGTATTATAGCCGAAGGTTCCACTTATGTCGATGGGTGACGGGGCAAAGCCAAAATCATCCACCCAGCCACCTTGCTGGGTAGGGGTTACAGTGGTGAGGTACTGCTTTAGGAACATTATGGATTCTGGCATTACAGGGAAATGCAATGATACCGGTATCGGTATCCCCAATTTCTTTATCCACACGACCAGGGTCAGGAAATTAGGCGGCTGGCGACTATTTGCCCCATAAACAATTGGGGGGACGACTGTCATCAGGAGACCTCACATGAAATCGTTTTAAGATTGGCGATTCCCACCGCTGGAGCACCCGACCCTCCCGAAACAGTGTCAACCACTCCTGCAATCGGGATTTTTACCTCCAGGTTATCCAGTAGATAAGTCACAATGGCATCGGCAAGGGCATCCATCGCATCCTCTTTATTGGCGGGTGGGTTATCTGGGTCCATCGCCGCCAGCAGCGCTGCTTTGAGACCGGCTTTCGATATGCTCATATCACGCCTTCACGTTAGTATTTCCGACTGCATGTGCCGCCCCTGTGAACAGGCAGACCGGGAAATTATTGACCAATTGCTTCAGCAAATTTGCTCCCAGCTCCACCGAGGCACCGTCCACCTTCACAGCACCACCAGCGGTGGCCTCCAATTTACCTCCGGCCACGGCGCTTATATCCCCGTCGGCGGTCACACTTGCATTGCCTTTGGCCGCCACGGTTGCATTCCCGTCCGCCCCCACATAGACATTGCCACTGGCCATGACCTTCAAATCGCCCACTGCGCCGGATATATCGAGCGTCATGTTGCCGTTCTTATCGGTATGCAACTCGATCCGCCCGGTAATTTCTGTCAAGATGCCTTTGTCATCACGGGGGCCTACTTCATGGATCAGATGGATGTCATCCAATTTCGATCCCGTAATCCGTGGATCGTCTCGGAGGAGTACCTTATCGATCACCACCGGATTGGTGATATTATCGATAAAGCCCACCAGGACATAATCTCCCGGCTGGAGGTTCCAGTACACCCGCCCCATGCACTTTACATCCCGGATTCGCTCGGTGGTAGACCGGTATTCAATATCAACACTGTGATGCTCTGGGTTGACCCTTATGACTCTGGCATCCTTGAACATTATATACCCTTCAGGAAGTCCATTCCCGCTTTATAAAGGTCATTGCGAATATCCCGGCGCAGGCCCCGGTCAACACTGATCTGGGTGACGTAAGGCTGGCCGAATGCCCAGGTATTCATTACCGCCGTGACATAGAAATCCGTATCCAGAAAATGGCGATGAACCTTATCTCCCACTCGGATGTTTGAATTACCACGGATGGTCATCGTTCCGCTTTCCATCCTATGATTATCCCGGTTCCATAGGTACAGCTTGTTGCGGTAGTATTCGTAGCGTTCCAGGCTACTGTCATTTGTTTCGCCATCTCCAACCAATGGAATATAATTCAGAGCTATCTGCCGGTCTCTGGTGCCGATCTCCTCCACCAGCGGTGAATCTACCAGTGGATGAAATGTGGAGTACTCCGAGTCCGCCCCTGTGAACTTGTCCGATGAGACGACTGTGAATACCGAATAGCCACTGGCATGATCTACGGACAGTTTCTCATCCCTGATGACCTCGGGCCATATTACATGGTGCGGCTTGCCATCGATCCAGTTTTTTATATCGTGCCAGCTCGACTTCCGGGTTTCGCCCAGCGGATTTACGGACTCCTCCGGGTCGTGGTCCCCGTGACTGAATGGTGTCGGCCTGCAACGAATGAATAGTTTGCCATCCTTCGAGTCTGTCCAGAGTTCGTTGAATGGCTCTTGGATATAGGTTTTGTAGTAATCCCAGACCCGACCTGAGTAGGGGCTGATTCCCCTCGCAAATATCTTCTCATCCTTCCGACAGAAGAGCTCCGATCCTACATCCAGAAATTCACTCACCGTTTTGCGGCCAAAGACTTCCATGTCGAACATTGGCAAGTGCTCAAATATGGCCTTCACCGCATCGTAGGGCGGTTGCCCCATAAACTCAAACAGCTCCTCCCCCTGTTGCAGGAAGAGATTGCGTTCCTGCATAGAGGGAGACAAGCCCAGCGCGTTGGTGAAATACTTAATCAGGTCGAATTCCCAAATGGCTCCCAATGATCGCCCAGTGATCTCCACCGATTGATTGACATTCTTGGGGCCAATCGTTGTTGATTTTGATACCTTATCGACTATGCCCATCATTGTCGTGATGCCCGGTTCGAGTTCGATCTCTACTAAATCCAGCGGTTTAATTTTCTCATAATAATACGGCTGCACATCATCCGGGTTCATCTTCCAGTAGACCAAACTGATGCCGAAGCTACCGGACGCATTCCCCATCGCATTACTGGTCGTGATCCGGGTAATATGGCGGGCAGGAAAGGTAGGAAATGCCGCTGCGAAATCCGCACCGATCCCGAAATCCCGCTCTTTTTTCGTGTGGAATAATAACCGGGGGCTGGGGCGTCTTTTGGTGTAACCAGCCATTACTGGTGTATCGTCCCCGGTCTCACGGGATTACCCCCAACATTAGCCTCGTCTACCCGCCTCTGAGCAGCTTCATCTATTATGATCGGACTGGCTTTTAACAATTCTCTCAGACCCTCCATAATCTCTGAGCCAGCAGCAGAGCCAAGTCCCATCCCTGCAATAGCCAGTGCTCCCTTCAGGAATAGTTCATTTGCTCGCTCGAAGGTAGCGGCAGCAGTTTCAATCTTCCCGATCTCCGTGGCCACGGCCCGCATCTGGACCTCGAAACCGGTGGTCCCCATCATTTCCTTTACCCGTTTAGAGAAAGCCTCTGGATCGGTTGCCATCTCTTCCATCATCCGGCGACTCTCGGCGGACAGCTCGATGCCAGCGGTCTTGGCTGCGAAGTCCTTTTTGGTCATGCTGCCGATCCGCATCCGGCCCCCCATAGCGCCTTGCAGCTCCAGCCAGCTATCAATTTCCTCATTCCCGCTAATTGAGGCTGGATTATATAGGGCTTTCATCGGAACACCTGTCCACTTGTTGAGCAGCATGGCTCTATTCCAAGGGTCGGCTCCCCCGAGCTCGCCAGCTATTGCGAATAGCTCTTCCAGTAATCGGGGATCATTGATGCCCTGCTCCTGTAGCGCTATGACTTGGCCAATGGAGTAGTTGCCTGCTCCCTCGGTCCTATCCAGTATCCGCCGGGCCGCCTGAAATCCCATACCCCCTTGGGTGATGGCCTGATTGAATCCGGTTAGTTGCTGGATTCCCCGCTGACCTTGGAACGGCGTACCCAGGACCCCCATCCGTCCGGCGTAACTGCCCATCAGGGATGGATCAGCCGTCACTGAAGTACGCATAACGGCATCGGTGAGACTCATTATGCCCTGTAAGAATTCCGGTAGTCTCCCCAAGCCTATGCCTGAACCGATGCCCGCAGTAATCGCTTCCTTGAGTCTCCAGTCTGGAAGTGGATCGGGCCGGTAGCCTGTCATTCCCATTCGGCCCACGAACTCGACTCCCAGACCTTTGTTTATCCCGAAGCTTTGCGCGATGTTGATGACATCATCCATCACGTAACTATTTAATCGGCCCCCCGTGAGCCTGATATATGATTGTTCCAGGCCACTCATTTCCTTCAGAGTGGTCCCCGTGACTATTGCTATAGCTTCAAACTCTTCCCGGAACGCTCTGGCGTCACCTCCCAGCCTGCCGGTCATTGCCTGTATCTGCATCAGGTCAGGTGCGATTTGCTTATAGGCTTCCTTCCCCTCCAGTGCGCCGGTAACAAATTTGTAGCCCCCGAAGGCCAATAGCCCCGCGCCTGTACCCATTCCGAGCTTCCCCAGTGTACTCATTGTGGCCATCCGGCCAGTGACCCCACGGGCAAGTTTACCCAGTCCCATCTGGGCCATACCACTTGGTCCGGCTCCCCTGATGCCCATCCCGGCCAGATCGGTGAGCAGGTCCGCTTGGGATGGTTCCCCAATCCCCTGATCCATCGACCACTGCATTCGGTGAGAGGTTGCTTCGGCGGCATGACCACGCCATTCAATATGCTCCCGTTCTTCGCTGCGAATCCGACGATTGATCGCAGCAACCTCTTCTCGGGCTGCCGTGCCCATCCTTCGACCGGCATACTGCTCGCGGACCAGCGACCGTTCATCTTGTAGCTTCTTGATCCGCTCTCGGGAGCCTACGTTTTCCAGCTTTTGAAGCAGATTGAGCTGCTGCTGAATATAGGTATTCTGCCTTTTGAGATCATCGGGATATGCCTCAGCAGCATCCCGTCGTAGATCGTTGAATTGTGACCACCCCGCATTAAGCTGCTGCAACGACTGGATATGCTCTCGCATACCCTCGTTCCCAGTAGTCTGGGTAGCTATCTGAATTCCTATGCGGTTATCAACCATTCAATCCCTTTGATCATTGCGGTTTAAGGTGTTTAGGGAGCTCAATACCGAGTTCTTCTCTCACGGTTTGAGCAAAGTCGTCATCGCGGTACACGGTCTGATCGGAGTCCTCTTCAGGCATCTTCATTTCAGCACCGCACTGCGGGCAGGTCTTCGCCGTCAGGTGATGAGGCGACCCTTCATAACCACAGTCATCACAATGAGCTGTGAGGGCCTTGCGTCTTGCCTCAAGCTGGCGGTCTAACTCCTGATGAATATAGAATTCGAGGTGAATCCCTTCATCTGTCATGTCCAAATAGCGTTGATCGGTCGGCGGAAGGTTGAATCTCCGCCTGAACCATAGCCGAGCCGCGTCAGTTTCAAGGAGCGATAACGCCTCAGCTTTGATCCTCTCCGTCGCCATCGCCGGGGTCTGGAGCGGCATCTGGCTTTGTCCGGCGAAACAACCCGGACTTTTCAGTCCACGCCTTCCAGAGCTCGTCAAACTCCTCGGACATCAATGCGTCACAGCCCATCCAGTCCTCCGGGTATTTTATGATCCTACCTTGCATCTCGCTGGACCTAAAGATAGTCAACGCCGCATTCACCTCTGCGGGATTGGGCGATTCCACCATCTGACCATACATCCCATTGGACACTGTGGACCGATGAGCTGCAATCTGATTTTGCTCCCCTATGGCGAGTATATTTTTGAAAGTGAATTCACCAAAAGATACCTTCACCGAACAGGTTTTATCCATTCCGATCATCCCCTATTTTTGATTGTTGTCCTACGGCGAATCTTGTGGATCGCCGTACATACCGGAACCGCTCCGTTGGGAGATAGCGTTCTCGCCTACAGTCAGGCTTGTGCCGCCAATCTTACAGCCGGAGATGGTTGCGATATTTTCACTGGTGTACTTATCCTGAATAACGAGTGTGAAACCTATTTGCGTGAGGATCGACTTGACGATCTGCTTGACCGTTTTGCCAGCCCTCTCACCGAGCATTAGGTCAGCGACAGTGCTCTCGGTCAGGACAAGTGCCGTGAAATTGAAATTACCAGAAAAGCGCAGGGCTACGATCTCGTAAGGTTCCATCTGCCCGATGGCATAAGCCCCCTGAAGCCCGTAGTCTTCATTCTCGGTGATGGTGTTCATTACACCAATCTTTTTAGCACCGAAGAAAACCAGCACTCTGGCACCGTGTACTATTTTCTTAGCCATGTGAATAGTCTCCTAAATTTTCCGGGGGTTTTACAGGACCGCCACGGTTTCGATTAAGAAATAATTGAAGGGGTTATTCAGTCGAATAGACACCTTCACACTCCAGCCGTCCGCCTCTCGTGTGGCGGCAACGCTTTCCCATGCCGGGAGTACATTGTCAGGATCGGAGTCGTTTTCGGCCAGAACCCCCTCAGCTTCCTTGGCCTTGCAGTGGGCCTCAACAAAGGCGACTATTGTAGCCCGTCCAACTCCCACAGTCCCCCCGATGAATTCCCGTTCTGCGGCCACGACCAGTTCTTTATTGAACTGCCCAGCGGAACGATTGAGCGAAATCTCGGGGGATGCGGCAACACCGGCGTCCCATAGATTCAGATTGTTCTGTAGAGTGCATACGCCATGATTCACCAGCAGCCCGATTCCGTCCATGTTGCGCGGTGCGAGTACACCTCCACGGATCATCTGTTCCCGCTGAGCCTTGGTGAATTCATACTGCAATCCCTGAGCACTGAATACCTTGTGAGTCAGAGGTTCCTGAACCGGCAGTCCAGCGGCCAATCCGGCGCACTTCGCGGCAAACCATTTCGGCGCAAGGGCCTCCACCCCCGAGCCATTTTCCGCAAAGTCGTCAATACCGCAGGCTACCAAAGCACCATAGGCAGTATTCATCAGCTTCCCCCCGGCCAGCGTCGTAGACACGGCCAGGGCAGCTGTGGCCTGAGTCGCCAGCCCGAAGAAGCCCATGCGGAAATACTGATTCGTCTGACAGTGAGCTGTGACCAGTGCATGATCTGCCGCTGTCTCGGAGTCAATCCAGATTATCTGACAGTTGGCCTCCTCTATCAGCGTCAGGGCGGCAGCGATGGCCGCCGTATCCATGCTGGCAGCTGTACCCCCGGCCAGGAAGGCCCATGTAGTCTGATTGCTTATCTGGGTACCGTCAACTTCGACCGTTCCATCCACAAAGGCGCTGAGATTATCCAGCGCATGTTTGCAGATATGCGGATAGGCTTGTAGGTTCAATGCTGCTGTCTTCGCATCGCCCTCCGCCAGCGTATTCAGATTGGTGCTGTTGAGGGTACCAATCCCCGCCGGTGCGAGGCTGAAGATCGAACACTCCCAGTCGGCCAGGGCATCGATGGCGGCCACTACCTTGGAGATATTGTTGTAATCGGATAGAGCGAAGTCGAAATCGAACTCCGTTACCTCTGATGCGAGGTCCCCCGCTTGGCCAATGATGTGATTCCCCGCCGTTATTTCCAATAGACCGGAAGTTTCCGCTCCTACATACTGGATCGTGGCAGCCAGATCAAGGTTATCAAAGACCTCCGTTTCGCCCTGATAGTCAACGCTGATCTTGTTCGAGTTGGCGGTGGTACCGTCCTCGATCTTGATCTTGATACCATTGGGCCACGTGCCGTAATCCTTCGATACGATCTTCGCGCTGGTCCCGTCGTGCTCGGCGGTAGTGGATGTTTGTGCGCGGACGAATCCGCAATATGGTGCGCCGCTATGCTGTGGAGAGGGATTGAAAATGAATCCCATCGCTCTCAGGGCATCACCGCCCCGGAGAACATCCTTAGCGCCCGACTTGTCGGTAAACCAGTGAACCTCGCTGGGGGCACCCCCCTCGCTTTCACCGATTACGATCACCCGGCCAGTGGCCAGGGGGTTTGCCCGTGGGGTGATCCCGACAGTGAGCTTGCTTTTTGCCTGCGGCTCAATCAGAATTTGATTTCCAAATTTCCGTTGGCTCATAATTCGCTCCTTATGACTTTAAGTATTCATCGATGAGTTTATCCCATTCGGAAAATGTCCGGGACCTCAGCGGCTCCTGCTTCACCGTCTTCATCCAGACCCTGAAGCCTTGCTCCAGGACGGATGTTACTTCGACTCGATCAGTGGTAGCCCGATACTCCGAAAATGAGATCAATAGCTTTGAGTCCTGCTGGGCCGCTGGTTTCATGGCAACTTTTTTGCCTCCGCCAGTTTTCTTCGGAGTGGCCTTTGAAGTTGGCTCCGCTGCTGCGGTGGCCGCCTCGCTGGCTGTACCAAGTTGCTGCTGTCCCTTTGTATCATCGTTTTCTACCATGCTTCTGTCCCCTAATTTTGAGGTAGACCTTCACCCTCCAGCCATGAAGCCAGAGTGGATTGCATTTTTACCTCTGTGGCGATAGCGCAGGAGATAATCATCATCCCCCCCACTTGGACCCTATCCCTAACCGCCTCATTGATAACGTCTCCCTCGATTACAATATTTGTGTAGGCCATATCGCCCCCCTCCTCTGTATGGAGGTATCGGTCGATAAATTCTTTGGACTCGCGGAACATATTGGTGATCGTATCCCGGCGGATTGCGTTCGGGTCTTCCCAGACCACCTGAATATTATCCATCTCCAGACTGCCATATACGGCTTTGAGGTCCGCCGCTGTTGACTGGAATTGGCCAATGTATCTATGGAGCACTTGCCCACCTACGCGAGTCACATAGATCGTGGGTGTCTGCATCCCCGGAAGTGCATATTCACGCATCAATTGATAGTGTTGATCCTTGATCATGCCATAGGCTTTCATCACCCGTTCCACCAAAGCCAGAACAATAACCTTGGCATCGATAATTTTGGTTTCGACCGTGGCGTTGGCCGTGGCGTTGGCCCCTGCGATGGTCGATACCGCGTCATCGCTGCTGTCCTGCAATACGAGCTGATAATAATACTGCTTGGAGTTTTCGACCGCATAATCCGAGAGGCCGTGAAGGTCCCCCTCATATTGAACATTATCAACGGTCTCCACCGTGATGTCCGATGGTAGACTGGCCGGATCAGCAAAATAGTTGTCGATCTCTCCCTGAGTTACATCCGATCCCTGCCTGCGAAATACAACAATGCGCCACCCCTCGGGCATAGTCAGAGGAAGTGTCCATACCAGCTCGATTTCCTGCCCGAGCGGGTGGGCATTGGCTATAAAGTTCGTCAGTGGATCAGGAGAGGGCATTGGTTATTTCTTTTTAAGCTGCTTCTCCAGCTCCTCTAACCAAATATCATCGACCTTGGTTTTAGTGCTGAGGACAAATTTCTTTGCCACCAGGAGAAAGATTTTCTTCAAAACCGCCTCACTGACCAGCGTCTTCAGGGCCAGCACCATGAGGGTGCGAAGCCCCGGAACAGCGAATGCACCAAGTGTGATCCCTATCATTGCTACGATGGTTCCCCATCGATCCGTGAACCATGTCCAGACTGTTCCATCAGCCCCGAGCAACATTACCGGCACTAGGATCACCAGTAACCCTATTAGATAGAATCGCTTCATCTTACGGTCCTCCCGTTGTTGTTAGTCCTGCCAGCAGTAGATTTACCACAAGGGTCACTACGCCGGTTCCAATCAAAATTATCAACCCCAACCATAGCCGGGACATCTCGGCTTCCTTCGCAGTGCGGAATGCCGTATTGGATTTGTGATCCCCAGCATTAAAATCCTCCAGCTCCTCTACTGCTTTGAGCAGGCTGCCCTTCATGCCGGTGTCGTTGGGATCGAAGGGGTCCCCGCTGATCATTTTGCAAAGGGCGTCAACCCCCTCCCCTTGCTTCTCAATCGCATCAAATAGCTGCTTGATTAAGTCCGATTCCGTTGGCGGTGCCAAGGTGCTGCTCCAATTTATGTTTGGTTGCTGTGACTCGGGCCACGGAATTGTTCACCATCGTAAGATTGTGCATCAGGATCAGCAGGCGCTCTACCCTGCTGACAAAATAGTCCCCCCGGCCACGGATCGGCTTCTGGAAATAATCAATGCCGGGATACTTGCCGCACAGCCGCTTTTTCCCGCCGGGCTTGGAAATGAATATCATTGGGGTGTCCCCATAGTCATCGATGCCGCCCAGAGCTGATGCGGTGTCAAGGCCATCGATGTCTGGTAGCCCCAGATCGATAATAAATAAATCGTATTGCATCCTGCTGGCATGATCGATTGCCGCATGAGCATGGGGCACTCGATCCACGCGCACCCCCGGCAGCTTCGTGCTCAGCAGTTGGGACAGGACCTGCCGGGATGGCTGGTCCCCGTCTACGATCAATACATTGCCACCTACTTGGTTCATTGCTGCGCCGTCCTGTTCGCTGCGCTGCGGAATTTTGCTACCGTGCCCTTACCGCCCGCATTGTAATACTTCAGCCAGTATCTGGCTTGCGCGGGTACATTCTCATGGGGCGGTATTGGACGGGGTACGGGGCGATACTTCATCCTGCATAAAGCAATATTCAAAAGCATATTGCCTTGAAGTTGCAGGTCCATCAATTTCATTTCCTCCGGGGTATCGTCATTGATCATGGATAGATCGCATAGGCATACCGCCTCAATGTCCTCTCTCAATGAACGGCGATAAGCCAGATAATCGTTGATGACCGACCGGGCCACCCACGGCTCGAACTGGGCGATCCCACGGGCCACTCCGATCCGGCCACCACTCTTTTTCTGCCGGAGATGAAAATTGTTGCCAATCAGACCTTCGCATACGATTGTCCGCAGGACCAGCTCACAGCATCCTTGGACGCCATGCTTTTGCCATTCCTTGCACCGGCGGCCAGTCCTTCCAGCACTGACTTAATCATGTGCCGGAGATCGTCTACTTGGATTCCAGTGTTGCTCATATCTTACCTCTGATTCGCATCATTTATGATTTTCCCCTATGCCGTAAATGCGACCTCGTGCTCTACTCCTGCACCATCTTGGAAATATAGTTTGTTATCCGCCTTGGCATAAACAGCCCCATAATCGGGAACTGCCGTCGGAGTTGTTATTTCCTTCATATTCAATTGATTGAGTAAGGCAATTGAACTAATAATCATGTGCCCCACAACATCGGTCGGCCCCATATTCACGAATATGACACCCCCCTCATTATTTGAGAATAACACCGTACCAACCTGTATTGCAAAATTAGGCTCTGAGGGTGCTACCTTTGTCCATTCACCTGCATCGGCGGCTGATAAATAAACCGGGTCTCCAGCGTTTTCATTAGATGTATTAAGTCCGCGCACCAATCCAAAGGAAGTACAGAAGCCCGTTAAATTATCCCCAATATCGTGTGTAGCAATAGCGAGTACCGTACAAGTTTCTGCGGCATTCGCCTTAGCCGGGGCAATAGTTGGCCGACTTCCCTGCGCTCCCGTCACATAAACGAGAGTGCCATTCAATATCGGATTGCCAGATTTATTCGTGGCACGGACATATATTTCCTGCCCCAATTGAAGAGTGACATCCGACTCGTTATTATAGACCGCGAGGGTCTTCTCGTTAGGATCGTAGAAGACCAATCCCTCCGAATGAATGGGAATGATCGCCTCCTCCAGAAACTGGAGGCTGCCTACAGGCTCGTAAACCCCTCTATAGGAAAATCCTCCCATTAGGAAATTCTTTCCCTCCCAGTCCAATACATGATTTCGAGATATTGGGCCGCTGTTGGTGATGAAAAATAAACTTCCCGGTCAATCAACTCCGTAATGTCATCCTCGTTCCACACCCCGGCTGCAAATTGAGTCATGTACGGATAGTTGGTTTCATCCTTCAGGTCTGCATCTGTGTAAGTATCGGTCACTGCCCCATCATCCAGGTCGGTAGTACCGGGATCGAATACTCCGGTATCACTGATTGCAGTCACTACCCCTAACCGGGCTTTGTCCTTCGCCACTGCGGGGATCGCTGCAATAGCTTCAGCCGCCGAATCATATCCCGTTGCATTGTCTGCCGCTGGGGTGATGCTTTTTGAATCCCCCGCAGTTACATCTATTGCCCACGCGCCGTATTTATCCTGCGGGACATTATCACCCGACAGAGCCGTGCCAGCTGCTACACCGGCCACTGCGGCCCGAACTCCACCAATGGAGACCGTACATGCACCGTTGGCCACATTCGGCTTTGTGGTGCCAATTGCAAGGGCTGAGGCGGTTATTAAATAGCTAACTCCAACCTTGCCTGTCTTGGTTCCAATATGCAGGACCTTCGTCGCGTCCCGCAACTGAATTCTGAACCGTTCGACATCCTTCGGAAACTCAAAGGGATATTCAACATTTGCCAGCGGCATCAACAAGGTTGCTACTGTCGTGTGGTGTCCACGTGCCATGATTTTCTCCTAACCTATTCTACAGGCCATCAGTTGGCCGTTGGTCATCGTGAGGTTGGTAATTTTATCAGTTTCTATTCTCAGACTTAATACTTGGGCTGCGGTGATAGCAATCACATCTAAGCAGAGGCCCGAGGCAACCTCGTCTGCATTGACCAGTTCCATATCGAAACGCCCGTCAATTGCACTTCCGTCGATAGCCAATCGGCCATTGAGGGCTACATCCGCAACGCTGGATTTAATCGATGCCTGAGCATACAGGAGGTAGGTTCCCCCATTTGGTAGAGCAATCTGGTTATTGGCATAGTCCGGGGTGGTGCCTACAGCTAATCCGTTCTTGGTATAGTTTGTCACCTTCGCTGGAGTTGCAGCTGTCATGGCCTGCACTACGGCATTGTCAACGGCTTTAATGCTTCCATAG